CGTTCGCTCGTCTTTCCCTGTTCTGATGCCTCCGTCCTGATCCATGTACATCTCACATTCATAGCTTTTTGGAAGTTCTGTTCCGCATTTCATACATTTGATTTTGAACATTACCACAACAGCCGAATGTGATGACTTATTTGTAATGGTTAAGAACATTGCGTTTCCGCCGCAGAACGGACATGGCTTAAGTTCTTCGTTCATTCTTCATTCCCCCCAATCAATCCATTGACCGCAACTCGGGCAATAAGTAGGACTAGCATTTTTAAAACATCTTGGGCATGATGGACAAATCATTGCGTTTCCCAT